CTCGGATATATCACCTCCAATATGATGATACTCTGGACGCCATTCATTCTTCTTAACTAACGTCTCCCATTTTGGGAACCCAGCAATAACATCAGCACGATCCACACCCTTCCTACGCAATTCCTTCAAATCATTGTCAGTAACACTATTGCTAATGGCGTTAAGCGCATTAACTTCCATGAGACCACTAGCACGCAACGCTTGTGAATACAGGCAAAACAAGGCATGATACGCATCAGGATTCGACGCGTACGTAGAATAAGCATGACCCATAGATGAAAGCATTATGTCAAGCGGAGTTCTAATTCGCGTTTCATGTCCCCAAGCAACGCGAACAACATATTCTCGAGTCTCGCGATAAGGAAGATATCGACATTGGCCTTGTTCATCACGTCGAGGATTAAGAACGAATTGATGGCGTAAAAAGGTCAAACCTCGACGAAGCAAAAAACCCCCATATTCTTCACTCAAAAATGTTATCCCATCCATGACGTCACGCACCTCCACGTCAAAATAAGTTTTCATGAAATTAGCGAATAGATGTCCAGAAAAGTACTTCTGGGCCATAGGGTCATCAGTTTTATTCCACGCATGATCATCTCCATACACTATTACCATTATCGCTTTATATAACACCTCTTCTAAGTGCTCCATGTCCTCAGGGGCAGCAGTCAGGACCTGATGAATCATAAAGTGGAAGATCCAAAAAGCCATAACCCATGAATCACAATGACTAGTATCCAACTTACCACTAGGGACTCCACCTACCTGCATACCCCATATTGGTCCGAACAAATGCGTCATACGAGCAAGAACATTACGCAGAATAAATTTAGTTATTTTTTTTCGCAACTCGTAATCAGGCGCCGTAGGATCATCATAAACCAAACCCATGGAATAATACATATTAACCAATCTGTCAAGAACTGACTGATCAAAGTTGGTTACATCACCTTCCACGAGTATCTTCATCATTTCATTCACCATATCAACCCCAAGAACCTTGGCGATTCTATCGGCGCCACCATATGGCCATTTGTGACCAACCTGAATAACATGGCCACGCTCAAGAAAGAAACGCACTTTGGTAAGAACTCGCTCAAACAGGACAAAGAGCGAGGAGGGAATAACATAAAGACGAAGCTTCTTCAAAAGAGCATCCCACCCAGCATCAGTCAATTGCTTGAGAAAGGAATAAAAATTCTCATTTTTAGGAACTATATTATAATAAATCGCCGGATCCTTGCAATCTGACGTGAGAAAGCGAATCAAATCATTTAGATCATTTTGTAACATTTCATATTTCTTAGCTGATGCATCAACCTTTACAGGAGTAACACCATCATTTACCTCAAAGCCCTTAAAATCAGACAGACCAGACGACGTACCCAACGGCATACCTTCTGTATCTTTTAACGTGACAGGAATTCGTAATTTACCAAAATATTTCTTCGTATCCATCTTATGATACATGAGGTCAATCACACGGTTATTATTCTTCCAGACCAAAGGATTAGCTGGAATAGGCTTATGAACTTGCCGCACCTGCTTGAGAACAGTGTCTGCATATTTGTGCGGATACAAATTGTCCATAGCAGACACAACATGAGGTCTCCCATTAGTCTTACCGAAAGCAGTATTATACAAAGATTTCTTCCGCATGCACAACGCCGCTAAACTCGGAATCTTTCCTTTAGGGGTAACTGTTTCACTGGTCCAAACATTGTCTTCAAACCATTTCTTGTCAGAATAAGAGTAGTGTCTCTTGGCCTTATCACGCAAATACAGAATGTCAGCGGACTTATATATATCTTCAACAGTAGGAGAAGCCCCAATGAGAGGAAGAGGCGCAGGCAACGCATCTTTCTTAATAGGGGCATGCACAAGAGTAATATTCGAACCACG